CTTTACCATCACCATTACCATAAGTACCTTTTTGTCTATTATACTTATTTAATTCTGCCCTATACTTTTTCATCTTTGTAGATGATTGAAATTTTTTATATTCTGCCTTATAATCTCGTTTGGCGACCTCTTGTTTAATCATTTCACCGAGTTTTTTAATCACTTCCTTTGAAACACGTTCTGGTTTACCCTTATGTTTAGTTGAAGCGTACTTTTTTGTGGATTTTTTCGTCATAGAATCTGCAGCTTTCTTAACTTCGGGTGAGGCATCGCTTGGTTTCATTTCTCCCTTTTTAAGAGCATGAACCATTCCCATAAATTTTTGTTGTGCTTTAGAACGTGAAGGCAATTTACTCTCCTCGTATGATTTTGTTAATTATATCTTCTGCCTTACAATACGTACCACAAGTTCTACCTTGTGTTTGAGACTTATCAACACTTTCTTGTAGTGGATGCATAAAAGCTCCGTGTGTAGATGGATTACTTACAAAATCAAACGCTATAAGTTCAAAATCATCTCCAACTTTCATTACTTGTCCACCATTATCTTCATTTACGGTTTCTACTGAACCCATACCACGAGAAGAGATACCAAGTTTAATTCCATTCTTAAATAATTCTCTTAAAATGTTACCACTTGGTGTAGTTAGGATTTCAACCGTACCTAATAGATTATCACCCTCAAAGTGCATTTCAGTTACATTGTGTGATACATTTTGTAAATTTACAACTGATGAATCTGGATGGTCAAGTTCACCCATAGCACGGGATTGTTTGATGAATCCCTCATCATAATTCTTTGCTTCTCTTTGTAGAATCTCCATTGGATATACTCTTCCATTTTGATTCTTCGCATCTGCTCTTTGTAATACACCCTTAACAACTAACTTACCATTGTTTTCTTTCATGGCCTCGGTTATTTGTTGTGGTGATACTTCAAATGGAATATAATCAACTATAAGTTCTCTCATTATTTCATCCTTTTAGTTATTTTAATCATATCTCTCATAAAAGATGTTACATTCTTTGTATATGATTTTACTAATTCATCTTGTAACTTGTGATTTTTAGGATCTGCCTGTAATCTATCGGATAAATCATACATGGATTTACGATATTTACCTTCAATTTTTTCTAAATCACGTGTAATTTTTTTTGCTCTAGCTACGTCTTTAGCATCTTCTTTTACTGGCTCATAACCTTTTTTCTTTTTGTCTTTTTCTTTTTGATATCCACCAACTTCTCTGTCATCATCATCCCAATCATAAGTGTCGGGTTCTGCCAGTCTTCCCATTTTATCAGCTCCCATTGAACCTTTATGATGAATTCCGAAATCTTTTCCGGCATCTGTTTCTGGTTCATCTTTTAATTTTTTAAATTTATCAGTTGTTTTAGTTGGTAGTCCCTCTTTAAAAAATCTTTTTAATTCATTCGTACTATATTTTTTTCTAAGATCCATCCAAACCCTATTGGGTAAAGTTTCATTTACGGATTCCTTAACTTCTATCATTCCACGAGTTGCTTTTATAAATTTTTCTACATTGGCCCTTTTACCATCAACTGTAAATCCTTGTTTACCTCTACTTCTAATGGCTAAACCAGATTTCTTCGCTATCTTTTCTAACTTGTCTTTTTTATCCGCATCAAAGATTGGTTGATAACTAATAGTTAATACAGCTTCATTTACGGATTCATTATACCGTTTATTTTTCATCATCTTCATCATTTCGGTAGCCTTTTCGTGTATGTATTCTATTTCAGGTAAAACCATATCATCATTTTGAATTTTTAAACCTTTGAGTAAATCTTTTAAAGATATCGCTATACTCTGTGCAGGTTTTCTAAGTTGTGAATAACCTGATGATGTGATATCTTCTTTTTGAAATTTATCATCTAATCCATCTTTACCATCTAAGTAATTATATACACTTTGTAAATAATCTTGAGATTTTGTCAAATATGATTGTACCCATGATGGAAAATTAACTTCACCATCACCATCAGTATCAACATTACCAATCATTTTGTAAATCATCTCAGCATATTCCATACTTCTTTCTAACTGAGCCTTTGCCATCTTTCCCTCGTGGTCATCTGCCTCATCTATCTTTTCATATCCACTACCACTTGCAACAGAATCTCTTCTATCTTTACCTTTACCACTAAATGCATTTGGTGTCTCATATCCAGGTACATTAGCAGTGGTTGATACTTCCTCTATTTCACGTTGGATGAGTTTTCGTAATAACTCTTTAAAAGTTTTTTTACTTATCTTCGTGGACATTTTTTAATTCCTTAACTAATTCATAATATCTCATTAAAGATACAACGTGAGAATCTTTTACACGCTTTCCACCAGTAGCATTATCTGTATGAGCAATTGCTTCGGTCAACTTAATTTTTGTTATTTTATCATCCACTCTATTTAAGTGTTGTGATAAAACTTTTCTAACTTTAATAACTTCAGCATCTATGAATTCTCTCAAAGAATTAGTGTTTGATAAATTGTTAATGTATTCTCTTAACAAATTTCTTTGTGATTCATTTAGATTACTATATTTTTTATTGAATTTATCAACTAATAGTTGATATGTCAAAAGTCTAATGTCTTCCTCTTGTGTTTCGTACGATTTGTAAGACTTTTCTGATAGATTTTTTGACTTATTTGACGATTGATTTGTGATATTTTCCATTACAACTACTTTACTATCAGTCTCAATTACTGGCCCGTAACTTTCACGTGCAGATTCACCTTCAAATATATTATAAATTGATGCCAAGACTTTATAGTTTGGTAATTTAGTATTGAAAAAATCTTTTGTGTCGTAATTACGTTTAATTTCTTTGATTAAATTATATTTTTCGTTTCTTAGTCTACGATTTGATAATTTTCTACGATTTTTAATGACAGCTTCAATCAATATCTCTGAGTGTTTAGCACTTTTATATTTCTTTTCTGTCAAAATCTTATAAAGTTCATTTTCCTTACCCAATTCTGTGTTTGCATTAAAAAATTCTTTTAAAATTTTTATAGAAGAACTGTCTTTTTCGTTGTTCAACACATCTACGGTGATTTGTCGAGTAAGTAATTCAAAAAGAATACCCGTATTCTTTATTTTGTTATGCTTTTTATTATAGGACATCAATCGCTCCATTAACTGTATAGTTTTCGTACATATATAAATATAAAAACTTCAAATAATTATACATTTATTATGTTAATCTTTTTTAACAAATTCATCATATTCATTTGATATTTCTTCTGATTCATTTGTTTCTTTAAGTATTTCCTTGACAGAATTAGACTTTAATCCTGATTGTTTCAAAGAATCATAGTGAGACAATGCTAGTTGTGGTTTAACCTTACCTAAAGGATCTCTACCTCTAGCACTTCCATCTTTGGAATAACTTGGTACTTCTTTAGGTCTTCCCATATTCTCTTGGTCGAATACAGAACCAACTGCATCTGGTGCATCAGGAGCTCCCTCATCACCAGAAGTACCAATTGCTGCCAAATCACTTGGTGTACCAACTGCATCTCCACTCTTAACAGGATCATTACCCTCTTGTTCAATCTGAGAATATCTAAACTTTTGTTTTTGGTCTTTTACTATTCCGTTTTCAATATCTTGAACTTGGTCGTCTGTAAAATTAAATACATTTTTATAAATCCAATCTGCAGACATTAAAGTATTATCTTTTACATCACGAGCTAAATTAACCTTATTACTCCACAATTCAATCTTCTCTTGTTCATAGATTGTAGATGGGTTAGTTAGATTTAATTCAAAATTGACCAACTCTTCATCAGTAAATCCTTGTGAATATAAATGAACAACTGCAATCTTTGTTAATTCACTTGTTATAATTCTCTGTATTCTTTCAATTGTACGAGCAAATCTAACATCTTCAGCTGCCAATGTTGCTTTACTACCAAGTGATTCTTCATATCCTAAGAATGCCTTTGGAACACGAAGTGCTGCCAACAATCTATTTTTCAAATACTCTAAGTCATCTGTAGTTTCATATTGCATTCCTGGTAATGACTCAACTGACGTTCCACTATCTCCACCTCGAACTGGCATAAAGAAATCTTCTGTTAAGTTCTGTATGTTGAACTTCAAGTTATAGTCACCTGTTTTATCATCAATGAATGGTGTCTTCTTCATCTTGTTGATGATTCTTTGCATGTAATTATCAACTTCGTTTGGTGGTATGTTTCCAATATCAACTTTAAACACTCTCTTTTCTGGTGCTCTCATTACACGATGTATTAACATAGCGTCTTCCATCAATGTAACTTGTTTCCAAACTTTTCTAGCTCCCTCTAACATTGATTTACCATAAGGTAAAAGATTACTATCACTCGATAATCTAAAATGTGCAATTTGAAAGTTTTCAAACTCAACTTTACCTACACCAGATTGAGCCTTATGTAAGTATGGATGTGTTGATTCCATCGTTTCTAAATAAAATTTAGTATAGTATGGATTTTCAGGATCTTCTCCCTCAGCTCGAATGACTTCGTATGGAGAAAGAGGTATAACGTTTGTAATTCCATACTTATCACTTATATCTAAGTGTAAAAAGAAATCACCATACTTAGTTAAATTCCTTACCCAAGGCCAGAGATTGAATTCAATATTCATAATATCATAAAATAAATTATGTAATATTGATTTGATGTTATCGTTATCACTTT